TAAAGTAGATTTAAAACCAGGAGATATGCTGGTTTATTCTGGCTGTGAGCTAGAACATTGGAGAGAAAAATTTAAAGGTAAAGAATGCGTACAGGTTTTTTTACATTATAACAATCGTAAGACCCCAGGAGCAAAGAACAACATGTTCGATACGCGTCCACATTTAGGTCTTCCTTCTTGGTTTAAACGATGATATAATCTTTAGATGGAGACTGTGTCACCACCACATACCACACAGTCTCCTTTTAAGGATTATACATTATGTTACAAAAATTAGGATTTTTACCCGGATTTAATAAACAAGTTACGCCTACAGGAGCTGAATCTCAGTGGACTGATGGGCAAAATGTTCGTTTTAGATACGGTACTCCTGAAAAAATAGGTGGTTGGAGTCAATTAGGAGAGTCTAAATTAACTGGTGCAGCAAGAAAACTTCATCATTTTGTTAATTCAGCATCAACTAAATTTGCTGCTATAGGCACAAATAGAATATTGTATGCATATTCTGGTGGTGTGTTTTATGATATACATCCCTTAGTTAATCCATCTGGCACAGCTATTACTAGTGCATTCAGCACAACCAACGGATCACCTACGGTGACTATAACTTTTTCAGGATCAACTACATTTCAAGCAGGGGACATTATATTATTTGGAGATGCCTCTACATTTACAACTATAACTAATTCTAATTTTGTAGCAGCAGATTTTGTTGATAAAAAATTTATGGTAACCAGTGTACCAACAAGTTCTACTATTACAATTACAATGCCTAGTAATGAAACAGGAAGTGGTGCTACTTTATCTGGCGGTATAACTTTTTTTCAATACTACCATGTAGGACCAGCTGAACAACTAGGAGCTTTTGGTTGGGGTATATCACTATGGGGTGGAACAGTTTTAGGTGCAGCTACAACAACTTTAAATGGAGCACTAGCTGATGACACTAATGGTAATAATGGATCAGCTACAGAAATAACTTTAAATAGTGTTACAGGTTTTCCAACGACTGGTACAAACCATGTTCAAATAGGTGGAGAAGAAATATCTTATACTGGAATTACTGGAACTAAACTAACTGGAATTACTAGAGCTGTAAGAGGTTCTACTAGATCAGCACATTTAAATGGTTCTACTGTAACTAATACATCTTCATTTACAGGATGGGGATCACCTGCAGCCAACACCGATAAAGTAACAGATCCTGGTTTGTGGTCTTTAGATAACATAGGAGCTAAACTTATTGCATTGATTGTAGGAGGTTCTGCATTTGAATGGGATGGTGATGCAGCTAATGCTACATCAACTAGAGCAACAATTATTGCAGGTGCACCAACAGCGTCACGTGATATGTTAGTATCTACGACTGATAGACACTTAATATTTTTTGGAACTGAAAGAACTATTGGAGATACAACAACACAAGATGATATGTTTATTAGATTCTCATCTCAAGAAAATATAAATGATTATACACCAACAGCGGTCAATACTGCTGGTACACAAAGACTGGCCGACGGATCACGGATCATCGGAGCAGTAGTTGGTAGAGATGCTATTTATGTTTGGACTGATACTGCATTATTTACCATGCGTTTTGTAGGCGGAGATTTTACTTTTGCCTTTGCACAAGTGGGAACTAACTGTGGATTGATTGGTAAGAACGCAGCTGTAGAAGTTGATGGTGCCGCTTATTGGATGTCTGATAATGGTTTTTTTAGATACACTGGTAAACTAGAATCTATGGATTGTTTGGTTGAAGATTTTGTTTATGATGATTTAAATACAACATCTAATCAATTAATTTATTGTGGTATTAATAACTTGTTTGGCGAAGTGGTTTGGTTTTATCCAACATCTACATCTAACGTAAATAATAGAGCAGTGTTCTATAGTTATCTAGATTCAACAATGAAAAGACCAATATGGTTTACAAACGATAGCACTCTTTTTGCAAGAAGCACGTGGGAAGATTCTGCTGTATTTGGTCTACCGCATGCAACTAAATATAATGCAGACGATGATAATTCATTTGACGTTACTGGTAATACTGATGGTACAACAATATACTTTGAACACGAAACAGGTGTTAATCAATTAGAAGCTGGAGCTGTAACAACAGCTATTCCTGCTGATATTACTTCTGGAGATTATGATATTACACAAAAAGTTGTTAGAGGAGCTCAAACTAGTTTAGGTGATCTTAGAGGAGATGGTGAAAACATTATGAGAGTTAGTAGAATTATACCTGACTTTATCGCTCAACAAGGAAGCACTGTTGTACAATTAGATTTAAGAAATTATCCTAACAATACAGCAGCTAGTTCATCGTTAGGACCATTTACAATTACATCAACTACGACAAAAGTAGATACACGTGCAAGAGCACGAGCTGTGGCTCTTACTATAAAAAATACTGCCGTAGATACAAGTTGGAAATTAGGGACTTTTAGGCTAGACATACATGCTGGAGGAAGAAGATAATGGAAGCTTTGTTTGCATCATTGGTAGCTAAATATGGTTTTGACGTTGCCGCTAAAATGTTAGGTTTAGATCAACAAACAGATAATCCTAAATATACTTTTGGAATGCCTTTTACTGGTAAAGAAATAAGTTTTGATCCTGTTAAAACTTTAGGAAGATTTGGTTTAAATAAAGTTATGAGTGGTGGTATTGGTGGTATGGCTGTTCCTGCAGCTTTTTTAGGAGGAGCGGTTATGTTGGGTAGAGCATTTGATCCAAGAAGACCAGGCTCACGTAATTATAATCCTAATCTTGCAGGACAAATAGACTATTTAAATTTTAATAATATGATTGGTAGAGATCAAAATTCAGGAGGTTTAAAGTATGGACCAGGATCTGTGTTAGCTGGTCAAAATGTAATTTCAATGTTTGGGACAAATGATTATCAAAAACAATTAGATAAAAAAGTAGATTATTTTGAAGATAGAATAAAACAAGGAAAAAGTTATAGTAAGAAAAACTATGAAAAAGCTAAAAAAGAACAAGCGGCAATTCAAGATTATAACGTACAAAAAACTATAGAAAAAAATCAATTTAAAAATTTACAAAATATAAACGCTGGTGGTGATGGAGGAGGGAGTGCACAAACTTCTGGATATTCAAATGTAGATGGTGGACCTGTTAGTAACCGAACGGGTAGAGGAAGACAAGGTTATGGCAAAGGAGGCATTGCAAGTTTATAATGGCTAAGATAGTACAAACATTAACAAGAGCAAGTGATGAATATCAAGTAGATGTAGCACAATCTTTAGTTAGAGATTTAGATGCAGTTATTGAGAAATTAAATACATCTTTTCAACAAGAGATAAAACAGGAGATAGAAGCTAAAAGTTTCTTTTTAGAATAATGGCAGTAGTAAATGAATATAAATTTGTAGGATTAAATGCTAATACAGACAACACAGAAAAAAATCCTTTTGGGACAAACAATCCTTTGGTAAGTGAAACATATATAATTAAATCTATTTTAGTTTCATCTGCTGGAACACCTAGTCCAACAGTAACTAACAATGGTATTGTAGTTATTAAGTCAGCAGCTTTAAGTGCTAATACTACAGTAGAATTATTAACCCAACCACTTATCGTGACAGGAGGGACAACATTAACAATCAAAGCAGGTAGCGCAGATGCCTTTACATTTGGAGTCAGCTATCTAAATATTAAGAAAGAGGTAACAACATAATGATAGAGCTAACACCAGAAAAGATAATAACTACAATTAAAAATAAAAAAACAGGTGAAATATATAAGGATGAGGAAGCCTTAAAGGTAGCTAATATACCTGAAGAGGACGTGCAAAGAGATGTAACAGTTATCATGCCGCCTCTTGATTTAATAGGAAAAACAAAGTAAAGTGGCAAAACCATGGCAATAACAGATATATCAATTTCAGAAGAATTAATGACCAACGCACCATCTATCAAATATAGAGGTAATGAAGGGCCTAAATCACCAGAAGAAATGCAAATGATGATGGTAGATGATATTCTTGATGAAGCGTACGAACAATACATTTATGATTTATTAGAGCAAAGACCTGATGCTACACCGATGAGCAAAGAAGAATTTAAAAGAATGGTTATTGCAGAAGGTATGATGAGTAAAAAAGGTCCAGTATTACCAAGTGATGAAGACCCAATAAATCCTTTTGGTCCAAAACCAATAGGACCACCTTTACCTGACAGAAAGATGGCAGCGTATGGTGGTATCATGGGTGTTGATGGTAGAAAACAATATGGTATTGGATCGTTCTTTCAAAAATATATTAAAGATCCTATTGAAGTAGCTATTACTGGAAAAACTTTTGAAGATTTAGAAAGAGAATCTCAAGCAAGAGTTGACAAAGAAGATGCACTTTATGGTGAAGGTTATGAAGGTGTAATTGACAGATTATTTAAAGGTGAAAAAAAGAAGGACGATAAAGGTAGAGAATATCGTGAGGGTGGTGTACAAGAATATATTATACCTGCAATAGGTGGTATCACTGCAGGATTGTTTACTAAAAAAAATTCAGATGGTTCACCAGGTGGTCAGCCGACTGCGGATGAAACAGCATTAATGTTAGCAGACCTTAAAAAATCTGCAAACATATTAGATCAAAAACAAGGTATAGCAGCAGGATTAAATTTCTTACCAGATGTTGCAGCTAGAAAATTTACACCAGCAGAAATGATTGAAACCTACAAAGCTACAGCAGCTAACGGGGGTAGAATAGGATATAACCAAGGTAACGCAGTCGTTGATTATGAAAGCGATCCTAATTATCAAGGCTGGAAAAGAATATATGAAACAAATCCAGATGCAGCTGCTATGAATGAAAATCATAAACAATATGAAAATTATTACATGAGCCAAAAAAATATGAAAGCCGAAGGTGGTAGAATAGGATTTAGTGACGGTTCTTCTGCTGCCGAGAGATACGAGGCAAAGATAAAAGAATTAATGGATAAAGGTTTAAGTAGAGAATTAGCTGAAGTAATAGTTGATTCTGGAGTATCTAAAGATGTCTATTCAATACCAGAAAAAAAAGCTGAGGGTGGAATCATGGACCTTGGTGGTTTAGAAAAAGATTACAGAGCTGAAGGTGGTTTTGTTCCAATAGGTAAACGAGAAAAAGCAGATGACGTGCCTGCAAGATTAAGTGTAAATGAGTTTGTATTTACTGCAGATGCTGTTAGAAATGCTGGTGGTGGAGATGTTGACGAAGGAGCAAAAGTTATGGAAAGGGTTATGAAACATTTAGAAGGTGGAGGACAAATGTCTAGGGAATCTCAAGGGATGGGTGGTGCTAGAGAAATGTTTGAAGTCTCGGAAAGGTTAAGCGAGGTAGTATAATGGCTGTAGAACAAATACAAAATTTACCACAACAATACGTAACAGACCTTGGTGTTGATTATGGAAAACAATTAGCAGGTTTAACTGCAATACCATTAGATACATCTAGATTTGCACCTCAAGTAGCAGCACAAGATGCAATGCAAACACAGGCTGCATCATTAGCAGCATCTGGTGTAGGAGCATATCAACCTTTTCTTACACAAGCAGGAGCATACTCTGGGCCAACAGGTTATCAAAGTTTTATGTCTCCGTATCAACAAGATGTAATCGATGCAACATTAACAGATTTTGATAAACAAGCAGCAAAAGACATGAGAGGCGTTGGATTGTTAGCTGCACAGTCTGGTAATTTAGGTGGTGGTAGAGAAGGTGTAATGAGATCAGAATTAGCTTCACAATCTAATTTAGATCGAGCGGCGTTGCTTGCAACATTAAGACAACAAGGATTTAACACCGCACAGAATTTAGCTAACAGAGCGTTTGGTCAACAGAGACAATTAGCAGGTGACATAACAGATTTCCAAACAGCAGATATTAACCAGTTGGGTCGATTGGGCGGTCTACAACAAGCACAAGCACAAGCAGAACTTGATGCACAAAGAGAAGCAAATAGACTACAGGCGTTTGAACCTTATGAAAGATTAGGCACATACGGATCTGGAGTTGCAAGTCTATTCTCTGGTAACGCACCATTTGGTAATCAATCAACAGTAACACCGAATCCAACACCATTACAAACGGCTCTTGGAACAGCTAGTGTGTTGAGTGGTATCTTTGGTGGAGGTGGACCAAGAGATATTGGTAACGTTTTAAGTAGAATTTAACATGAACAGAATAATGCGAAGACCAATGTTTAGAAAAGGTGGTAGTGCCGGTGAAGGTATTACATCAGGCCTTGCACCTAGACAAGGTTATCAAGATCCTGCAGGAACAGTTCAACAAAACGATCTATCTAAAATAGATATTAGAAACATGAACATGCAACAGTTAAGAGATCTCGCATCAAACATGGCTTACGAAGCACCACCTATGCCGGCTGATACATCATTAAGAGATTTTAAAATAGATTTTGGTTTAGATTTAATTGGTAGACCTGCAGCAGGAAATATATTTCAAACAGCTGCATTATCAGCTCAAGATCCGTTTAAAAGATTTAAAGAAAGCAGAGGAGCTTACAATAAATCTATGCAAGACAGAGCTATCAACAGATACAATGCAGAAGCTAATATGTTTAAAACATTAATTGGTGCACAGGCTGATATTCTTGGATCTGAAACAGGTGGTAAAACATACAGAGATCTAGAAATAGCTAAACAGTTAGAATCAATCATACCAAAAATTTACGAGTTAGAAAAAAAACAAAAAGATAAGACAATTACAGAAGATGAAATTGTACAATTAGATATATTAAAAACACAGAAAAATAACTTTACTAAATCTAATCCTGTAACAGAAGGTGCTATAGATATATTTATTAAATCAAGTCAAGGTCAAACTTTATTTACTAGTATTACAGAACAATTATTTAAAGATGATAGGACTGAAGGAACAAATAAATATGAAAACGACCAAGATCCTCAAATATACATAGATGCTATTGAACAGGTTAAAAAAATACTTGGACAGTTTTCAGGTGGTGGTAGAGCGGGCTACGCTAACGGTGAAATGGTAATGGAAGAACAAGTTACAGAGACCATGGCTCCCGGACCTCAGACACCATCAATGACTAATCCAATAAGCTATGATCAACTAAGAGCTAGACTACCAAGAGAAATTACAGATGATATTGTACAACTTATGGCTAACAGTGCAGAAGCACTAGAAGACTTTGCATCAATATCAACACAACAAGACGTAGATCAATTTAATAAAAAGTATAACGTTAATTTAGTATTACCAGCGGAGGCGTAAAATGGCTGAAACCGCCTACGAACGATTTCTCAAGGACACTACCAAAGACGAAGCCGTCGAGATAGATATAAAAGAACAAAAACCTTTTGATCTTGAAGAAGTCAAATTTAAAATCCAACAGACATTAACAGAACAAACAGAACCTAGAAAACCTGTTAAGTGGTTATCTCTTCCAGAACCTAGAAGTATTATGAGTCTATATTACAGACTTAATCCAGCTAAAAGATTAGGTGATGCAATAGGTATGAAACAAGATCCTATGACTCTTGTAAAACAATTACCAGTAAAAGAAAAAGATTACATTTCAGGCCTTGATGAAATAGCTAAAGGTCTAGATTCAGGTCTATATGATCTTCAACACAGCTTAAATAGTTTATTATTTGCAGGAACAGATTTAATAGCTAACACTGATTTCTTATCTAAATTTGAAAACATAATGGCTAAGGAAGAAAACTTACCTGAACGTCCTGAAACATGGAGAGGAGAGTTAACATCTTTAGCAACTCAATTTGGTATTCCTGGAACAACAGTTGCAAAAATCGTATCAAGAATACCTTTAATTGCAAAAATGTACAGGGCATCTAGCAATATTAAAGGTAGTGTTCTTAGAAAAACAAGTAAGATTGCAACAAGAGCTACTGAGGGTGCAACTATCGTAGGTGTTACAGATTTTATAGCATCAGAAAAAGGAAGAGAATCTTTATTTTTTGAACCAGAATCTACAGAGGGATTGACTGGTAAGAAAAAAGCTGCAGCAGAATTTAGAAATAGAATTAAATACGGAACTGAAGGAACATTAGTTGGTGGTGGTTTTCCTATTGTAGGTAAATTTACACAGCTTGGATATAAATATGGGTTAGCTCCATTTGTAAGAACAGGTGCTAGTCTTGGTGCAAAAACAATTGACAAGACAGTGTTTAGACCTGCAGAAATAATATTAGGTAGCAAGATTGCAAAACCAATTACTGTTAATGCATCAAAGGCAATACAAAATGCAACTAATTTTACAATTAGTAAACTCATGGCACCTTTACTTGTGTCAGGTATGTCAAGAAAAATAGTAACACAACTACCTCCATTTGAACAATGGAGATTAAAATCTGTAACAGATCCAAATCCAGTTAACAAATCTATAAAAAAATTAGATAACTTTTTATCTTTTTTTAGATCTTACGGTAAGCAACCAAAAGATATAGAAGGTGTGTCTGAACAAGTACAACTATACATAAAATCTAGAGCTAGAAAAATTGATAGAACATATGAAGGTTTAGAAAAAACTGCTTACAATTTAGCTAAAAAATTTGAAGATAATTATAACACAGCAACTACATCTAGACCAATGCAAAAATATTTTTTAGACCAACTAGATGAATATGCAAAAGGTCAAATTAAATTAACAGACCTACCAAAAGAACTACAACCAGGTGCAAAAGATTTAGTTAATGACATTCAAAAAATAATGGCAGAGTTTAAAAAAGTTTTACCAAAAGGTAAAGAAGCAGATGATTTAGCTAAAGACCTTGCAAATATAGAAATAAGAGATGTAAAAAAATATTTAGTTAGATCTTTTGAAACATTTAGAAATCCTGAGTTTGTGCCACCAAAAGAAGCAGTAGATAAAGGTATAACTTACATTGTAGACAAAGTAATTAAAAAGAACACAAGTTTAAAAGAATCTGCAAGGTTAGCTTTTCCAAAATTAAAACCAGAATCAGCTTATAAAGAGTCTGCTAAAATGCACATAGAGGATATACTTCGAACTGGTAAGGCTGAGGGTAAATCACCACTTAAACAATTAAAAGAAATAGGAACTAGAATATTATTAAACGACAAATATAAATTTTTAAAAACCGGTGAAGAGTTACCAGATCAAATAAAAAATTTATTAGGACCTGAAAGAAATCTAAAAGCATCTGTTTCATATACAACGTCTGAAGCAATTGCATCTATGGCAAATAAAAGAGCTGCAGACTACATCGCTCAGTCTGGATTAAAAAATGGTTGGTTGTTTAATAATTTAGAGGATGCAGTTAACGCTGGCTTTATTGGTGCGCAAAAAATAACTAAAGTTCCAAGACTAGGTGTTATGAATTCTAATCTGTTAGGTAAGTATGCTTCACCTGAATATGTACAAATGTTTCAAGGTGTTGGTAATGATCTAGATAAATTAGTACAGATGGCTTTATATCGTCATTTATTACAAGCTAAAGTTGGTGTGCAAATTGGTAAAACATTATACTCACCACAAACACAAGTTAGAAACGTAACGTCAGCTTCTTTCTTTTCTTTAATGAATGGTCACATAGGTAACAAAGCTAGTGTTACAGATGCTATGAGAATAGTCGCAAGAGATATATTTAAAGCAGGTCAAAAAGGAAATATCGATGAAGTTGAATTTAATAATTATGTAGAAAAATTAGTTAGACTTGGAGTGTGGGACGAAAACGTTGTAGCTGCTGAAATGAAATCTGTTTTAGAAGATATTAGTAAAGGTGTAATTAACACAACAGATAAATTATTTGATAGACTAATGAAATCTGCACCTACAGATAAGGTTGCAAGACTGTATGCAGGTGGTGATAACCTTTGGAAACAATATGGTTGGGAGTATGGTAAGTCACAACTATCAATGGCTCTTAAAAGTATTGATGAAGTTGCTGAATGGTTTAGATATATGGGTAAAGAATTTGATCCTGTTAATACAATTACGGGTCAAAAGAAAACTTTCGACGATGCAATAGAGGAAGCATCAGCGTTTTTATTAAGAAATACGTATCCAACTTACAGTAAAGTTCCACCATTTATACAAAATTTAAGAAAAGTTGCATTAGTTGGAAACTTTATATCGTTTCCTGCAGAAATACTTAGAACAGGAGCAAATATTATTGCAACTGGTTTGAAAGAAGCAGCTCACCCTAACGCTGCTATAAGACAGATGGGTATTAGAAGACTAACAGGCGCAGCTTTAACAAGTTATGCAATAGGTAAAGGTGCTACTCAAATAGCACAATTTTTAACTAACAGCACAGAGTCACAGTGGGATGCATACAAAAGATCCTCAGCTGCATCCTGGGATGCAACATCTAATCTTCTTGCAATTAAAGGTTGGAAAAATGGTGAGAGTGCTGCAATAAACTTTTCATACTTTGGCCCATACGATAGTTTATTTCAACCATTAGAAGCTGCTATCGCACAAGCGCAAAAACAAAATTTAAATCCAGAAGAAACTGATCAATATGTTATGAATTTAATGTTTGGTGAAAACGGACCTGTTAGAAAATTTTTAGAACCATACTTTTCTGAGCCAATCGGGTTTGACAGATTTATAGATGTTTCGATTAGAAATGGTAAGAAAGATCAAGGTGGTTCTGTTTATACAAGAACAGATGATTTAGGAGATAAGTTTATGAAATCATTTGCATACGTTCTTGATGGTGTTCAACCTGGTGTTACAAAAAGTATAGAAAAAATTGGTAGCGCTTTATCAAAAGATTTATCAAGAGGAGGTAAGCCGGTTAACTTATTAGATGAATTACTTGCGTTATTTGCTGGTACTAGAATTATCAGAATAGATGTTAAAAAAGATCTTAGATATTTTACATCTACTATGAATAGTTTACTTAGAGAAGTTGACGAGACAGAAAATTTTTATAGTGTTGAAAATTTTGCTGATAAAGCACCATCAGATTTAGTTGAAACTTTTGAAAATATGCAAGATGAAGCATTTAGAGTTCAAAAGGATATGTATATTCGAATTAAAGATTTAGAATTATTAGATTTATCTAAATCTCAAATATATGAAATAATGAGAAAACAAGGAACACCAAGAAAATTAATTAATAATTTAATGGCTGGTAGATTTACACCAGTAAATTATTCTAAGGCTAGATTTGAAAACAAAGTACAATTAGTAAAAGATCAAATGAAAAGATTATCAGAAGAGTCTGATCAATTTTTTTATTCTGCTAACAGAAGTTTTTTATTTCCACAAAGAGAATTAGACAAAGTTATTGCTAATTATAGTGGTAAGAAATTTTTTGAAGAAACATTTAATGAAGAAACAAGAGAGTTTGAAGGTGGTTATTCTCCTGACAAAACAAAATACAAAACAAATAGTGAAGGTAGATTAATTTTTGACTCTGAAGGTAATCCAGTTAAAGAACCAGGATTTATTGAAAGACAACTTAAAAAAATTCCTAGTTTATTAAAAGATATAACTTTACCTGGTGGTGTACCTGGTTTTTCAAGTAAACCACAAGCACCACCATTGGGTGATACACCAATGCCTAAATTAATGGCTAGTGCCAACACAAAAAATGCACAAACTAACTTGACACGTAATGAAGAAGCATTATTATCGCCATCAGAAAAGGTAATAGCGAGTAGAACATAATGGCTAAAAAATCAGCATTAGAAAAAATTGAATCACATGAAAAACTTTGCAGAATAATGCAAAAGCAAACATTTGAACAAATAAAAGAAATGCAAGATCGAATTAAAAGATTAGAGTATTGGATTGTTGGCGGCATGGGAGCCGTGTTAATGGTTTTACTAACGGATATAGCATGAATCTTTCACGAAATTTTACTCTTTCAGAGTTAATTAAATCAGACACTGCAATACGTAAGGGTATCAATAACAACCCCAACGCAGAGCAAATAGAAAAATTAAAATTATTATGTGAGAATATCTTACAGCCGGTACGTGATCACTTCGGCAGGGTAAAGGTGACAAGCGGATTCCGGAGCGTAGAATTGTGTACAGCTATTGGCAGCTCGGCTAGATCGCAGCATGCAAAAGCTGAGGCCGCAGACTTCGAAGTAATTGGGACAGACAACGCTGAATTATTTGATTGGATCAAAGATAATCTATCACCGGATCAGCTCATACTTGAGTTCTATACTCCAGGCGAACCCAACAGCGGGTGGATACATTGTAGTTGGATAGAAGGAACGCCAAGAGCATCATATCTACACGCCTATAAATCTGAAGGTAAAACTAAATATAAACCAATATTAGGGAGTGCTAAAGAATTAATATAAAATTCTACGCGCGTTCACACATAGATCCTACTATATCCATGACTTTAATTCTTCTCCTAAAACTTCTGATGCTATGTTTATTTTTTTACGGAGAGCTTTTACGATTTT